AGTAGTGGAACTAGAGATAATAGCAATCTTCCTACAGATACTAACACTACTAGCAGTATGTGCAAACACTGCAATCAACATCGTATACAGGATGAAGAAGTAATGTGGGACATGCACAACATAACTACAGCAGAACAAGCGGAGAAGAACATGAGTTTATATGAGAACATTAACAAGCGTAAAGCTGCTGGCACTAGCAGACCTAAGAGTAAGTCTACTGTCTCAGCTAAATCGTACTCTAATATGAAGGCTGGCTTTCCTAAGAAGACGGATAAGTACAAGAAGAAAGCATGAACAATCTACTAGACCAACTTAAACGCCACGAAGGTATGGAGCTTAAGCCGTACAAATGTACATCAGACAAACTGACAATCGGTATCGGAAGAAACTTGGAAGACGTAGGCATCTCAGAAAAAGAAGCAGAGATGTTACTACAGAACGATGTACAACAAGTGACAGCGCAACTGAAAGAGAAGTTCCCTTGGGTACTACAGTTAGACGAGGTACGTTTTGCAGCCCTTATCAACTTCACCTTCAACGTAGGAATAGGAACAGCGTCCAAGTTCGTAAACGCAATGGCTCTGCTAAAGGCAGGAAACTACGATACGGCGGCAGATGAGTTTCTTGATAGTCGTTGGGCTAAACAAGTAGGTCAACGTGCTATAGAAGTAACAGAACAAATCCGTACAGGAGAGTGGCAGTGACAGAAAAACAACTGATAGACACTCTACACGATGCAGTCACTAAAGAACTGCTTATGCGTGTTCAGAGTGGTGAGGCAACGGCTAGTGAGTTATCAGTGGCTGTTAAGTTCCTTAAGGATAACGGAGCCTCTCTTGATGCAATCATGGCAGAAAGCCCTATGGCTAATCTACTCAATGACTTACCCTTTGAGGTGGCGGAGAGTATCCAATGACAAACTCAATTAAAAGTACAGCTACTAAGTTAAATGATAATAGTGAGATTACTATTCCTCTACGTAACTTAGTATCCATGATTGCTGCTGCAAGCATAGCTACTTGGGCCTATTTCGGCCTGACAGAGCGAATATCCTTCTTAGAACATAATCTTGAATTAACTATGGCAGAAGTAGAAGAGAATGATGAGTGGATTGACTTGTTTCAACCACCGCAGGAAGTACAAGATACTGTAAAAAGAGTACATGACCTAGAGATAGAAATAGCTAAAATTAAACTGGTATTGGGAAGGTAGTTAGATGAGGGGACATAACGCAAGTTTAACTAGCAAGAATGTAACACTACCTGCTGACCAGTCATGGGTAAAGATACTAGACAGTAACGCTAGTCGTATGTACTTATGTATACAGAATGACCATGACAACCATTCTATTATGATTGGTTTTAGCAACGACACAGTAGCTCCTACAACAGGTATGAACCTAGATGGTAGTGCTACTGTAGGAGACTTAGCCGCTACCTTTCAGTTTAACGTAGCACCTATTAACGCTGTATGGGCTAAAGTAAACGATGCACATGCACATGATATTGAAGTAATATATGATGACTAATGAAGTACCTGAGTCCCTTAAGGACTTTAGAAACTTTCTATTCATAGTGTGGAAGCATCTAGGACTTCCAGAACCTACAGAGATTCAGTATGATATTGCTGACTACATGCAGAATAATCCTAAACGCTGTATCATCGAGGCTTTCCGTGGTGTAGGTAAGTCCTACATTGCGGCTGCCTTCGTGGTCTGGTGCTTACTGATTAACCCACAACTTAAGTTCATGGTGGTATCTGCATCTAAGGCACGTGCTGATGACTTCTCTACCTTTACACAGCGTATTATCGTAGAGTTACCCCTATGTCAACACTTAGTAGCTAAGGATGGGCAGAGATGGTCTAAGATTGCCTTCGATGTAGCTCCTGCTAAAGCCTCTGGTAGCCCCTCTGTGAAGTCCGTGGGTGTCACTGGACAGCTTACAGGTAGTAGAGCAGATATAATCATCGCAGATGACGTAGAGGTGCCTAATAACTCCATGACGCACATGATGCGTGAGAAGCTAGGGGAGACTGTCAAGGAATTTGACGCTGTACTCAAGCCTGATGGTAAGATTATGTACCTTGGTACTCCTCAGAACGAGATGTCTCTCTACAATACACTGACTACACGTGGATATGAGATGAGAGTGTGGCCAGCTAGATACCCTACCATAGAACGCTCTGAGAAGGCGTACGATAAGCGTCTTGCTCCGAAGCTACTAGAGGTACTAGAGACTCAGGGAGCAGCATCATACGGGCTTCCTACGGACCCTAAACGCTTTGATGACGATGACTTGCTAGAAAGAGAACTGAGTTATGGTAGAAGTGGTTTTGCTTTGCAGTTTATGTTGGATACTAGCCTATCGGACGCTAATAAGTACCCGCTAAAGCTGAATGACTTGATGATATACTCCTGTGATAAGGAGACTGCACCTGAGAAGATGGTCTATGGGGTAATGAAACCGATGCTAGACCTGCCTAATGTAGGGCTATCAGGGGACAAGTTCTACGCCCCTGAGGACACTATAGGGCGTAAAGAGTATCAGGGTAGCGTGTTAGCCATTGACCCCTCTGGTAGAGGCTCAGATGAGACTGCATACGCTGTTGTTAAGATGCTTAATGGTTTTCTGTATGTTGTAGATGCTGGTGGTGTTGAGGGTGGTTATACTGATAGTACACTACAACACTTAACAGACCTAGCAAAGATACATCAGGTTAATCTAGTGCTGGTAGAGAGTAACTTCGGTGACGGTATGTTCACAGAGCTACTCAAGCCACACCTACTTAAGTCCTACCCTGTGACTGTGGAGGAAGTCCGACACAATACACAGAAGGAGAAGCGTATCATTGATACACTAGAGCCTGTCATGAACCAGCACAGGCTTGTCATAGACCCTAAGGTTATACAGAAGGACTATGATAGTGTGCAGGATATGCCGCCTGAGAAGGGTAGTAAGTATATGTTAGCCTATCAGATGACTAGGATTACTAAGCAGCGTGGAGCCTTGGCACACGATGATAGACTAGACGTACTGGCAATGGCTGTACAGTATTGGGTAGACCAGATGGCTGCTGATGCTGACATAGAGATAAGGTCTAGGAAGGAAGAACTCCTAGAGAATGAGCTAGAGAAGTTCATGAGTGGCATGAATGTTTCCTCAATAGAGCAGAAGCAGGATGGCTGGATAAGCTGGTAGCTTTCTAAAGTTACATCATGGATATAGGGGATTAAGATACTATAGTATATTAAGTATACTTAAGTACTCTTAAGCCCTGTTAGCTTCTACTTCTTACTCCTTATATGTATCTAACTAAGCATATTTTAGTAGAAAAATCTGAGGGGGTATATAATAGTATGGAATCCAGAAGTTCCCCTTAACCTTCAGTTTAACACACTAAAAGCCTCTTGTCAATAGTTAATATTTGACACTTAAAACTTCTTTTAGCTCTTCAAGTGTCAGTCTTTTGACACGTTAAGTTCTTTAAGTGTGACTTAAATGCTACACGTGTGATAATAATGTCACACTTTGTCTGTCTCTCTCTATCTGTTTCTTGTATTACTATATAATGTCCTAAAAGAATAATTAGGCTATCGGTTTATTTTCATTTTCTTTTGTAATGAATACAAACACTTAACAAACTAAATGCAATTAAATTCACTTTTAATGAAAATAAAGCTTGTTTCTCTTTCTCTTGTTGTGCTATACTGAAAGGGCAAGACAAACCAACAAGCTTACAGCTTCTACCGGACCTTGCATAGGACTAGGGCATAACCGCTAAGGCAACCTTGCCAGTCCATACGACAAGAAGAAGAACAAAGTTTAACCAGTTAAGGATTTGATAAGATGGACGGATATTATTTTCAAGACGGTAAGTAATAAAGCTTGACACTTAAAACGCTAGAGGCCATAGTGTCTCTAGCAGACAACCAAGACAGCGAAACTGTAACAGCAGCTTTTCGATAGGAGAGAGATATGTGTATGTCTAAATGTGCAAGTTGTGATGAACGCAACGCAACAATATATCATGATGATGATATGTATTGTGGGTCTTGCCTATCTGAAAAGCTGATAGCAGATGAATGTTATTGTGATGATGACCAAGGGGTGATATGTCCCTTACATTGGGAGAATGTATAATGTCTAAAGAATATAACGGGTATCCATCGTGGAACTCATGGAACGTTAGTTTGTGGTTAAATAATGATGAGTCATTGTATAAGTTTTGTACAGAAGCGTTAAAACTAAAAGGAAGAAGAAAGACCATTGACTTTCTGGTAGAGATGTTCCAAGACTGTAAAACACCAGATGGCGCAAGATACAATCGCAGGTCTTTAACTATAGCACTAGAGGATATGGAATAATGACACGTAAACACTTCAAGAAATTCGCAGAGCTTACAGGAAAGCATGACGTTTCCGATGAGTTCATTAACGGGATGCTAGAAATATTTCACGATGCCAACCCGAACTTTAGCCAGATTATGTGGTGGAAAGAAGTTCACAAAGTAGAAACAAAGAAGGATTAACACTATGAAAACGACAACACTTAAACTATTCAACAAGACACTGGCAACATACGGTATCCGCCCACGTGTAAAGCATAACAGGTACGGGTTTAGCAAGGGGTCTACATTCTTAGGACTACACGTAGGAAAGACAAGTCACTATCTGTCAGTGCCTATGATGGTTAAGCGTAAGTTTGGTGGGCAACAGGATATTGTTCTGACTGATTGACTATAATAGGGTGCTAGTGTATTCTCTCCTGAAGTACTAGCACCCATCACAAGAGAGGATTAAGACTATGTTAGCGCATGATATTAGAGTGGCACCAGTTAAGAAGTACGTAGCACTATTTGTAAGAAGTGATAGCGCATACAAAACTACAACATATTGGGATGCTTATGACGCAGACCGCAATGCACTAGGCTACTCAGACAGTCTGCCAGTAGTATGTCATCCACCTTGTAGAGCATGGGGCAAGCTATCACATATGGCAAACCCAAGAGAAGGTGAAGCTGACTTAGCCTTCTGGTCTATTGATAAGATAAGACAGAACGGTGGTATCTTAGAGCATCCTAACGGGTCTAGGTTATTCGGTAAGCACCTGCCAGACGTAGGAGAGACAGACGAACACGGGGGCTTCACCATCATGGTAGACCAGTATGATTTCGGACACGTAGCACACAAGAAGACTAAGCTTTATATATGTGGCATCGACAAGGCTGACCTGCCTGTGCTACCACCTAAGGATGAGACACTACACTACTGTGAGAAGGGCAAGCTACGCTCTATCTGTGGCAATGTTAAGGGGACTACACGTTGCACTCAGTATCAGCGAGAGTATACACCAGACGCACTCATCAAATACTTTGAGACAGTGCTAGATATTATCACAAGCAAGAAGGGATAAGGACAATGCCTAATCGTAACGGAAACTTTGACGACTACTACAAACAGCTAGAAGGTTTTACTATTGAGAAGTTCATAGGTGTGACAGATGATGATGATGACTTCGCAACAGATGGCTTCCCACAATTTAGGTTAGTTAAAGAAGGCTATCAGTCTATCATAGTAGAGGTATCACGCGACCCTGAGGGGAACGGTGGTGGGTTCTTATTCATAGAAGAGGACAAGTAAAATGAGCGCAAGCAGAACAGTATTGAACCATCACTTAAACTATATCAACGACAAGGGAAAGACAGCCTTTGAGCTTAACTTAAACACTCACTATGGTGGCTGGCAACTGACTAGCAACAACGGTTCACACATAGTACAACACAGGATACCATACAAGCAGATGCTAGCGTACCTGCAAGGCATCAAGAAAGGATTAGAGTTATGGAACTTATAGGACTGGCACTATGTGCTATAGGGTTAGGGTTCTGCCTAGTGTATATCATTACAGTAGGATTAGATAAGATAGCAGATATGATAGCTAATGATTTTAAGGAGAAATAAGATGCAAGATGATTTGTATGATGACCTAATGGAAGTACTAACAGACTACCTGACACAAGAAGAGGCAAGCTATTGTGCTAATCGTATGATAGATTTAATGTCAGACAATGACAACAACATGCCACACTATGAGGTGACACTTGAACCAGACTTACAGTTAGTAGTAGACAATGAAGATTACACCAGTTAATAAAGCAGTGATGCAATCAAGAAGGAGAACTAGTAACATGCCACGCAAGACAGAGGAACAACAAGAACAGGACTCAGCCTATCGCATGGGGTATATGCTAGGATACCATAGGATGGATAATAACAACCCATACAGTATGGATGATGAGGCACAGTTATATATTAAATACAAGATGGGATACGTAGCAGGTAAGATGCTACATGAGAAGGAGAACAGGGCATGAATAGCATGGATAGCTACGAATTAAATGAAGTACTAGGGGAACTGTATCATGAAGACAGACTACCTGACTTTGACATTCCTATTGAGAAAGGCATAGCGTCATTGGTGTCTGTTAAACTTGGGCTTGCTTCTCCTGACATCATGTCTCCTGATAGGTTTAAGAACAAGTCAGTGGTGTGGGTTCCCTTTATAGTAGATGACACGGAGGATGGCGAATGATAAGCAAGGTAACACAGGACATGGTGGCTGCTGGATGGACAGCGGTTACATTCAAGCAAGCATACCGTGAGCTACGCATGAGGATAGAGGAGTTGCAATGGCAAGAAGAATATGTTAATCCTAATCTGTACATTATGTATGAGTACTACAACGAGCGTATAGCTAACGGTGCTGAGAGTTACATAGCACATTACATATCTAAGGGAGTAAGGAAGTGAGCCTAGCATATAAGACATGTGGATACTGTGGGTATGGGGCAGCCGAAGCACTCATAGCAGTAGATAATAAGATAGAATACTTCTGCTCCCACTGTCTAGCTGAATGGACAGAGGATGTACCAGAAGAGTATGAAGCAACAACACCACACAAGCAGTGGATGTTAGAAACATATGGTGATGAATGATTGTATTAGGTATATTTAGTATTGCTTCAATGATAGCAGTGACAGTAGTAAGTATGGCTACAGACGCTGATAGTATGATAGGCATACAGCTACTAGTTATGTTGTGTGTAGTCATAGCAGTAAGTTTAGGTGTAGCTTTAACAATATAGTATCTTAAGGGGCTTGGGCATGGATGTAACTTTAGAAACAGACGAAAAATTATTTGAACAACAACTTGTCCTTGAAACTGAGATGTTGACGGGCGGTATCCAACGGTTCAGAAAGGCAAGAGACAAGGCAGTAGACAAGAACAATGAGAGTACAACAGCACACGGAAGGATGATTGTATCACGTGTAGTAGACAAGGTAGCAGAGGGGTTGACTACCTACCTCGACAACCCAACTAACAAGTCACGTGATATTACATTCAAACGTGTAAGGGAGATGGACGCAGAGCAAGTAGCATACCTAGCAGTGGTTACACTGGTTGATAGTCTAAGCAAGCGTAACACTCTGCTGTATGTAGCACGTAGTATTGGCAGTAACATTGAGATACAAGACAGGCTAGACAGATGGATACACAGCGAGGGAGACATAGCACGTAACACTATCAAGCAAGCAATGAAGAAAGCCTATGGTGCTAGACGCTACGGCCTGACTAACAAGATGAACAAGGATGGTTACAAGGATACTGAGTGGCTCAAGTCTGAGCGTGTACACGTAGGCTTCAAGATGATAGACATCATCATACAGCACACGGGCATCATCAAGTTGGACACTCAACAACTAGCACGTAAGCGTAGGGCTACCTATGTAGTACCAACAGAGACTACACTTGAATGGATTGCAGCTTTCAATGAGTACGTGGAAGGCACAAGGCCACGCTACCTACCATGCCTCATACCACCCAAGCCTTGGACAGGTGTGTATGGTGGGGGCTACCACGGCAGAGAGATAGATGAACTACCTATAGTGAGGGGCAGATGAATATAAAGAAACACTTAAGCAGACTAAGCAAGCAAGACTTGTCGCAAGAATACTCATGCCTTAACTCGCTACAGAATACACAGTGGCGTATCAATAGCAGTGTGCTATCAGTACTGCGTAACCTATGGGACAACGGGCAGGATTGGGGTAAGCTACCAGCTAAGAATGATGTACCTCTACCTACCTACCCATTCAACACTGAGCCTAAGGACATGAACGCAGAGGAGTGGCAACGGTTTAGAGTATGGTCTAACAATCGTAACAAGATACACGCTTACAACAACAAGAGTATGAGCAAGCGCATACAGGTAGAGCGTACACTTCAAGTAGCTGAACAGTTTGCAGGGTATGACAAGCTATACTACGTGTGGCAGAATGACTTTAGGTCACGCAAGTATGCAAGCAGTACGTTCCTTACACCTCAGACTGCTGACTGGTCTAAGTCTCTACTAGAATTTGGTAAGCCTATGCCTATTAATAATTGGGATGACGCACGATGGCTGTGCATACACGGTGCCAACCTATGGGGTAACGATAAGGTGACACTGAATGACAGAGAGTCATGGGCTTGGGACTTTGCAGATGAAGCACACAGAATTGTTGACAACCCATACGACAATCAGTTGTGGTTGGAAGCAGACAAACCCTATCAGTTCTTGGCATGGTGCCATGAGATGTCCGGGCTAGTCAGAAAGGGGTGGGGATTTGAGACACGCCTACCCTGTGCTGCCGATGGTAGTTGCAATGGACTACAACACCTGTCTGCAATCCTTAAGGATGAGCAGGGTGGTAGGGCTACTAACCTTATACCTAGTGACCTACCTCAGGACATCTACACGCAGGTGGCAGAGGCTACAATCGCCAGCGTTAAGGCAGAGGATACAGAGCTAGGACGTATGTGCTTGTCCTTTATTGACAGGGCTTTGACCAAGCGTCCCGTTATGATTGTACCTTACTCAGGCACACGCCATGCATGTAGGTCATACATACACGATGCGTTGGTAGATAAGATTAAGGAAGGGGCAGACAACCCATTCGGTGATGACTTGTTTGAGGCTAGTAATTATCTAGCTGGTCATGTATGGTCTGCTATCAGTGATGTGATTGTATCAGCACGTAAGGTGATGGACTACGTTAAGAGTGTAGCTGACCTGTACGCTGAGATGTCACAGCACATGGAATGGATTACACCAACAGGCTGGATTGTGTTACAGCAGTACAGCCAGACACAACAGAAGCGTATCAAGACACACATCAATGGTGATGTAGTATCTCTATCGTTTCCACAGGACAAGGAGAACACAGTAAACAGAAAGAGACAGGGGCTAGGTGCCAGCCCTAACTTTATCCACAGCCTAGATGCTGCGGCTATGACCAAGACTATTAACAGTGCAACCAAGGCAGGTATCTATGACTACGCTATGATACATGACAGCTACGGCACACACAGTAGCAGGATGCCACTGATGTCAGACATATTGAGAGAGGAGTTTGTTAAGATGTATGAAGAGCATGATGTGTTAGAAGAACTAAGACAACATGCAGTACTAACACTAGGTACACACGCAGTACCTATCCCGCCTAGTAGTGGGAACCTAGACCTACGTAACATACTGAAGTCAGATTATTTCTTTGCCTGATTTCTAAAGTTACATCCATGCCTATCGGCAAAATCAAAAGTTAGCATAGGAGATAATATGCCACAGATTAAAATTGAAAATGTTAAAGTTGAGTGGGCTAAGTTGTTTGAGCCAGACACTAAGTTTATCAAACCAGATGGTGAGTACTCAATGAACATCATCATGTCAGAAGAAAGAGCCGCTGAAGTATGTGAACAACTCGACCAACTATCTAAGGATAAGTTAGATGAGGTTGTCAAGGCAACACCAGAGAACAAGAGAGCTGCTCTGGCTGAAAGCCTGTCCATTGTATCATCAGCTAAGACATACCGTGACAAGGATGGTAACACCACAGGCGAGGTGTTCTTTAAGACTAAGCTTGCGGCAGTACGTACATCCAAGGAAGGTGTGAAGACAAAGCAACGTCCCATCGTACTAGACTCTAAGAAGAAACCAATGGATGGTAGCACACTGATTGGTAATGATTCAATCGTGAACATTGTCATTGATGTGTACCCGTACATGATGCAGTCTAATAAGACAGTAGGTACATCACTACGTATCGAGGCTGTCCAAGTTCTCTCATTAGAAGAGGGCCGTAAGTCTGCCGCTTCTATGTTTGATGAAGAGGATGGCTATGTTGCTGAAGCTGTAGCCAAGGATGATGCACAGGACACACCATCATTTGATGACAGTGATACCACACCAGCAGCGGAAGGCTCAGATGAAGGGGACTTTTGAGGAAGCGGTTCTTTCTGACTTAGATGTACGTGACATTTCATATGAGTATGAACCAAGTAAGTTACCATACTTTGTGGAACGTCACTACATCCCTGACCTAGCAGTAGGTGACATGATAGTAGAACTGAAGGGGTACTTCAGACAGGATAGCCAGCGTAAGATGAAGGCTATCAAGGCACAGTACCCTGACATGGACATACGCTTTGTATTCCAGAAGTCTAGTGCTACTATACAGGGAGCTAAGAAGAGGAAGGACGGAAGCAAGATGACATGTGCTGAGTGGGCAGACCGACAGGGTTTCCATTGGGCCGAAGGAACTATACCCAAGGAGTGGTTAGATGAGCATAATTGAAATCAGTGAAGAGTTAGTATCAGAGGTGGACATCAACGCTGAGATGACAGAGAAAGGTTTACTGTTATCTATCTACGTTGATGACCAAGAGTTCAATGCCGCTACAGATTGGCGTGACATTGGGCTTGAGATTGCAGGTGATACCCTCACCTATCCTAATCCTGTAGCCAAGGCTATCGCAAAGCAGATGCGTATTGTCTCTGACTATATCTTAGGTGAGGTAGCCAGTGGAAGAGAGTGAGTTCATCAGGCATGAAGCCTGTTCTCACTGTGGTAGTAGTGATGCCAATGCTTTATATGCAAACGGTAATCACTACTGCTTCTCTTGCCAGACATTCACCAAGGGTGACAACAATGAAGGAGTGATTGCAGTGACAACACCAAGTAACACAGAGTTCTTACCCATTGAGGTGACAGCACTAGGTAAACGTAAACTAAATGAGAAGACTACTAAGCACTGGCAGTACGGACTGAGTACATACAAGGGTACAAAGGTACAGGTAGCCAACATGTATGACAGGTCAGGCACACTTAAGGCACAGAAGATACGCTTCCCCAATAAAGACTTCATGGTTATCGGGGACATCAAGAGTATCGGACTGTACGGTGAGAACCACTGCCGTGACAAGGGTAAGATGATTACCATTGTAGAGGGTGAGCTTGATGCATTATCACTAAGCCAATGCTTTGATAATAAGTGGCCTGTAGTATCCGTACCTCAGGGTGTACAGTCAGCTAAGAAGGCAGTAGCTAAGTCATTGGAATGGTTGTGTAATTACGACTCAATCATTATCATGTTCGATAACGATGAGCATGGTGAGGCGGCAGCACTAGAGGTAGCTAACATGCTACCACCAAGCAAGGCTAAGATTGCCAAGCTTCCACTGAAGGATGCGTCTGATATGGTACAGGCTGGTAGACAGGCTGAACTAGTAGATGCAGTGTGGAGTGCCAAGACATTCAGACCTGATGGTATCATAGCAGGTACTGATGTATGGGAACTAGTCAGCACCAATGATGACAAGGACTCAGTACCATACCCATACGCTGGACTACAGGAGAAGACTGGTGGTTGTCGTAAGGGTGAGGTCGTAACTATCACGGCTGGTTCTGGAATTGGAAAGTCACAGCTAACCCGTGAGTTTGCTCACAGCTTTGTTAAGCAGGGTGAGACAGTAGGATACATAGCACTAGAGGAGAACGTAAAGCGTACTGCTCTTGGTCTGATGTCCTTGGAACTAAACAAACCCCTACACTTAAGACAACATGATGTACCAGAAGAGGAATTAAAACATGCGTTTGATGCAACGGTTGGGTCGGGCAGGGTTTATATGTACGACCATTGGGGGTCTACTGACTCTGATAATCTGCTATCTAAGATACGGTATCTGGTTAGAGGGTGTGATTGTTCTGTTATTATCCTTGACCATATTAGCATTGTCGTATCTGGACTGGAAGGTGGGGACGAAAGACGGTTGATTGATAACACTATGACTAGACTACGTGCCTTAGTCGAGGAGCTTAACTGTGGTCTGATACTAGTGTCACACCTTAAGCGTCCATCAGGTGACAAGGGCCATGAGGATGGAGCGCAAACATCTCTCGCTCAACTGCGAGGTAGTGCTGCCATTGGTCAGCTTAGTGATATAGTCATAGGTCTTGAGCGTAACCAACAGGACAAGGAGAACTCTAACATCAGTGATGTCAGGGTATTAAAGAACAGATGGTCAGGGGATACGGGCATAGCCTGTCACTTAGCCTATTCAGCAGATACCGGAAGGATGACTGAGACTTATTGGGAAGATGAAGAAGAACAACAAATAGAATTTTAATCAGTGCGGAGACACGATATGAAATATGCATGGGATATTGAGGCAGACCACCTACTGGATGAAGTAAGTAAGGTATGGTGTAATGTCTTTAGAAACTTAGACACGGATGAGGTACACACCTTTGACCTAACACAGACACAAGAGGCACTACAGTTTATTGATAACCATGTGACCCTACTAGTAGGACACAACATCATAGACTATGACTTACGTGTGCTGAAGAAACTATATAACTATACCTACACTGGTGAGTTATTAGATACGTTAGTATACTCTAGGACTATCTGGCCTGACATTAAAGAGATTGACTTCAAGCTACACAAGGCGGGTGGCATACCACAGAAGATGATTGGTAGTCACTCACTCAAAGCTTGGGGCTATAGACTAGGAGAATTAAAAGGTGATTTCAATAACGGTGTTGAGAGCTTCGCAGTATATTCCGATGAGATGCTCGCCTACTGTGAGCAGGACACAGCAGTTACTGCTAAACTTTATCACAAAATCATGGAGAAAAATTTCAGCCAAGAGGCACTAGACCTTGAGGTTGAGATACATACTCTACTAATACAGCAACAGGAACACGGCTTTACCTTTGACACAGACAAGGCAGTGACACTGTGGAACAAGTTAGCTACACGTAGGTCAGAGATTGAAGAGGAGTTAGTCAACACCTTTGAGCCTACTATCATTGAGCTAAAGACTAAGACCAAGACTATCCCATTCAACCCTGCATCACGACAGCAGATTGCTGACCGCTTGATGAAGAGAGGATGGAAGCCTAAGGTATTCACTGACAACGGTGAGCCTAAGGTAGATGACAGTGTACTATCTGGTATTGATATGCCTGAGGCTAAACTGTTGTGCGAATACTTAATGCTAAATAAACGAGTGGGTCAGCTAGCTACAGGTAAGCAAGCATGGCTCAAGATGGAGAGGGAAGGTAAGCTACATGGTAGGGTTAATCACATGGGGGCTGTCACTTCTCGTTGCACACATAGCAATCCGAACATGGCCCAAGTTCCTAGCATTGGTGCTGAGTATGGTAAAGAGTGTCGGGAGTTATTCACTACCCCCAAGGGATACTCACTACTAGGTGCTGATGCTTCTGGCCTAGAGCTACGTTGTCTCGCTCACTACATGGCAGCATATGACGATGGTGCATACGCTGACGTTGTACTGAACGGTGACATTCATACAGCCAACCAAGAAGCGGCAGGTCTTGAGTCACGTAACCAAGCCAAGACATTCATCTATGGATTTCTTTATGGCAGTGGTGATGAGAAGACAGGCAAGATTATTGGTAAGGGTGCGAAGGAAGGTAAGGCAATCAAGACTAAGTTCTTGAAGAAACTACCAGCACTTAAGTACCTTAAGGATGCAGTAGCTACAGCGGCAGACAGCAGGGGTTGGGTCAGAGGATTGGATGGACGTATCATCCCTATCCGACACAGCCATGCCGCACTTAACACTCTACTACAGAGTGCAGGTGCTATCGTTTGTAAGACATGGTATGTGTACATAGCACGTGCTTTGAAGGAAGCTAAGTTAGACGCACAGATTGTAGCGTTCATTCATGATGAAGTACAGGTATCAGTAAAGGAAGGTCAAGAAGATGAAGCAGGGCGAATTATTCTTAAATGTATGCGGGACGTTGAACAGCACTTCGAGTTCAGATGCAGACTCGACAGTGAATACAAGTACGGAAAGCATTGGGCAGACACACACTAAGGTTTGTAACAAATGTAGGGTGGAACTTACTGACCTGAATTGGTACAAAGGTTTCCAGAAGAACAAGCGTTACATGTGCAAGCCTTGTACCAGAGTCTATCAGATACCTATTGAACGAGCAAGAAACATGCTTAAGAAGATTAAGGCAGGTACTCTGGCACAGTTCAATGAGATTAAGACAGGTGATGTCTATGTAATTACTAATCCAACTTGGCCTGATTGGGTGAAGATTGGTAGAGGTGTAGATGCAAAGGATAGGTTCAAGGACTACATGACGTATAGCCCTTACAGAGATTACAAGTTAGAGCATTATGTACACACTAACAACAGGGCTGATGCTGAACATAAGGCTCACGTAGAGGCTGAGAAGTTAGGTGAAAAGAGACACGAATGGTTTAACATCACAGTAGCACAGGCAAAGGAGATACTGAATGGACTTTGATTTCTTCTTTAAGATGGTATGCACCATCAGCTTTGCTGGTGTTACCTTATGTCTCTGTATCAAGTGGATAGTAGAGGCATACCTAGACTACCTTCAAGTTACTACAGGGGTTAAGGTACTAACCTTGACAGCACTGAAGGACATGCAACAAGATGAACAGGAGATAGATGATGACCCTACTGCTTATTGATGGAGACATCGTAGCTTACAAGGCAGCCACTATCGCAGAGAAACCTATTGATTGGGGTGATGGACTGTGGACACTACATGCCTTTGAGTCTGAGGTAGAGGCAAGGATTGAGGAACAGATAACTCACCTGATGGAAGCACCTGTTCAAGATTGTATCATCACCCTGTCTGACAAGGAGAACTTCCGTAAGGATGTGGCACCATACTACAAGCTTAATCGTAAGACTGTACGTAAGCCTATGCTACTACCTTGGGCTAGGGAATACATGACTAAGAAGTATAACACTATAATGTACAGGAGGCTAGAAGCTGATGATGTCTTGGGGATACTTGGTACTAAGAATCCAGATACTATTATTTGGTCTGCGGATAAAGACCTACTTACTATACCAGCAAAGCACTGGATTGATGGTAAGGTTGTTGAGATTAGTAAAGAAGAAGCTGACTATAACTTCTACTATCAAACTCTTATCGGAGATAGTACAGACAACTACAAGGGTTGTCCTTCCATTGGGCCTAAGACTGCTCACAAAATTCTGGAAGGGTCTTACCACTCTGGTGACGGATGGGACAAAGTTGTTAGTGCGTTTGTTTCTAAAGGCTTATCAGAAAAGGTAGCACTAGAGAACGCAAGGCTTGCACGTATCCTACGTGATGGTGAGTACAACACAGAGACAGGAGAAGTATACTTATGGCAGAACAACTAAGGCATGAGGAATACATGAAGCAGAAACTAGCAGAGATTAACGAGGCTAGTATACGCATCACTGACAAGATAGATATGGTCAACAGTCCTGCTCACTACGCAGATAGTAACATCGAAACCATTGACTACATCGTGGATGTACTAGGTGAGTACGAAGCTATCAGCTACTGTCAGGGTAACGTGATAAAGTATACAGGCTCACGCCTGATGAAGAAGGGCAATCCTATACAGGATGCAAAGAAAGCCATCTGGTATCTTAACAAGATGGTAGAACTATTAGAGAAAACTAAGGGAGTAAACTGGTAATGGATGAAGTAACTTTTCGTGTAGACAGATGGGATGATGACGGTAATTATCTAGGAAGTACTGAACAGAAGTTCATGACTGAGGGTTATTTAGTAGACATGAACCAGAACTACCTAGACTTCCTGAGGGGTATGTCCTTTGGTTATGTAGATGATGTAATAGCTATTAAGAATGATGGTGTCGAGGTGGGTACAGAATGAAGGTAGACTTGATTGAACACATGGGTACTGACTTAACAGTGGTTAATGCTGCACGTGTATCATACAACAAGGAAGTCAAAGGTGCCTTACAGGATGGAGATAAGAAGCTCATCAAGTATCTAGCCAAGCACAACCACTGGTCCCCTTTTGCTCACTGCTTCTTACAGTTCCGTATCAAAGCACCAGTGTTTGTAGCTAGACAATTAGTCAAGCATCAGGTAGGCTTGTCGTGGAATGAAGTGTCACGTAGATATGTAAGTAGTGACCCTGAGTTCTACATACCTGATACATGGAGAGGTAAACCAGAGGATAGTAAACAGGGTAGTACAGGCGAGGCTGAGTCTCAGTACTTCCCTACTACATACCTAAAGGATGTAAGTGACCTAGCCCTACAAAGTTATCAGAAGATGATACAGCAGGGGGTAGCACCAGAGATGGCACGTATGATACTACCTCAGAATATGTACACTGAGTGGTACTGGTCAGGTAGTCTCATGGCATTTGCACGTGTGTGTGAACAACGCTGTACTTCTGATACACAGCATGAAACTATGTTAATAGCTGAACAGATAAACATACATGGCTATGAAACATTTCCCCATAGTTGGGAAGCAATAAGGGATAACTAAGATGAACTTCAGTGAGTACCAGAAGAGAGCTAATGCTACTGCAATATACGATAGTAAGTTTAACATCCTCTACCCTACCCTTGGCCTAGCAGGTGAGGCAGGTGAGGTAGCAGATAAAGTAAAGAAGATTATCCGTGACAACAAGAGTATCATGGATGAGAAGGAAGACGTAGCTAAAGAGCTAGGAGATGTACTATGGTACTTAGCCGCAGTAGCACGTGATATAGGTTATAGCCTAGAAGTTATAGCTGAGATGAACATAGAGAAACTAGAGAGCCGCAAGGAACGTGGCGTACTACAAGGGAGTGGAGACAACCGATGATTAGTAATCAATTACCAACAGACTACCAGACTTTCATTGCTACCAGTCGGTACGCACGCTGGCTTGAGGACGAGAACAGACGAGAGACTTGGGGTGAAACAGTACAGCGATACATCAACTACATTGCAAAGACTGGTCTACCTAAGGAAGAGCTAGATGAGCTAGAGGAAGCTATCCTCAACCTAGAAGTCATGCCATCTATGAGAGCATTGATGACTGCTGGTCCTGCCGCTGACCGTGACAACACCTGTATCTACAACTGCTCATACCTACCAGTGGATGACATGAGAGCCTTTGACGAGGCTATGTTCATCCTACTATGTGGCACAGGAGTAGGCTTCAGTGTTGAGCGTCAGTCGATTACTAACCTACCCACTATCCCTCAATACTTTGATACTACAAATGAGAAGATTGTTGTTGAAGATAGTAAGGAAGGTTGGGCTGGTGCGCTACGTGATTTAATTTACCAGTTATATATGGGCATCGTTCCTCAGTGGGACTTGTCTGGTATCCGTCCAGCAGGTGCAAGGCTTAAGACCTTTGGTGGTAGAGCCTCAGGACCAGAGCCATTGAATGACCTATTCAATTTTGTGTGGGAAAAATTTAAGGGTGCGTCAGGACGCAAGCTTACAAGCATTGAGTGTCACGACATCATGTGTAAGATTGGTGAGGTTGTAGTAGTAGGCGGTGTACGTAGGTCAGCTATGATTAGCCTATCCAACCTAAGTGATGGACGTATGGCACATGCTAAGTCAGGTAATTGGTGGGACAACGAGGGTCAACGTGCGTTGGCTAACAACTCAGTAGCCTACACAGACAAACCAGACATGGAAGGGTTCATGCGTGAGTGGTTATCTCTAGTAGAATCTAAGTCTGGTGAGCGTGGTATCTTCTCACGCATTGCAGCAGACAAGCACGTAGAGAACAACGGACGCAGAGAGACAGGTCATGAGTGGGGTACTAATCCTTGCTCTGAGATTATCCTTCGTCCATACCAGTTCTGTAACCTGACTGAGGTAGTTGTACGTGAGGTGGATGACCTTAAGAGTCTTAAGCGTAAGGTACGATTAGCTACTATCCTTGGTACTGCACAGTCCACCTTCACTAAGATGCCTTACCTTCGTAAGATATGGCATGATAATACAGCCGAAGAGAGACTACTAGGTGTGTCACTAACAGGTATCATGGACAACCTACTGCTGTCTAAGAACGTAGATAGTAAGCGTTGGCTGTCTGAGATGAAACAGGTAGCTATTGATACTAACTTTGAGTATGCTAATAAGATGGGCATACCTGTATCTGCCGCTATCACATGCGTCAAACCTTCTGGTACTGTTAGTCAATTAGTTGACAGTGCATCAGGTATCCACGCACGACACAGCCAGTACTACATCCGCACTGTACGTGGTGATAACAAAGACCCACTGACACAGTTCATGAAGGATAGCGGTATTCCTGCTGAAGCATGTGTGATGAAGCCTGATAGTACTACAGTGTTCAGCTTCCCTACTAAGTCACCTGCTGGTGCAGTAACACGTAATGATATGACAGCACTAGAACAGTTAGAGTTATGGAAGACATACGCTCTAGTCTGGTGTGAGCATAAGCCTTCTGTTACTATCACAGTACGTGATGAGGAGTGGATGGCAGTGGGTGCATGGGTCTATGAGAACTTTGACATCTGCTCTGGTATCTCATTCCTACCACATAGTGACCACACATATGCACAAGCACCATATCAGGATATAGATAAGGAAACATATGAGACACTCAAGGAACAGATGCCTAGCACGATTGATTGGACAGCACTATCTCTCTATGAGAAGGAAGATACAACAACTGGCGGTCAAACTCTGGCGTGTACTGCTGGTGCATGTGAGTTAGTAGACATCTAAAGTTACAACATTAGCGAAAGTTAGCATAATGAAGTTATTAGGTAACGACTTTAATATAACGGATGGGTTAATAAACCATCTTAACATACTGTATCCTAACAAACTTCCACACACACAAGTTACTCCTGAGGAACTAGGTTTCCTTAGGGGTCAACAGTCTGTGATAGCGAAGCTTGTAGAATTACAAAACCAAGATTATGAGGAATATTGATATGGGTGGTTTAATGGGTGGAGGTCGTGCGCCAGCACCACTTCCTACACCTGCTCGTCCAGTGACAGCAGTAACAAAGACACCTGACATTGAGTTAGATGATACTGAACTTGAGTCAGATAAGATTAGTAAGAAGCGTAAAGGTAAACGTGCGCTTAGACAAGACATCACACAAGACACTGCAACGCAAGTAGCTAGTGCAGGTTCGGGGTTACAAATCCCTAAGGGAGTGTAACATGGGTGGTTCACGGAGAAGACCACCACCACCACCGCCGCCACCACCGCCACCGCCACCACCAGCACCTAAGTCTAGCACAGGTGCAAGTAAAGGTGGTCTAGCAGATAGCGAGTTACAGTTAGAGGCAGATACTACAGGAAGTGGTAAGTTATCTCGTAGGCGCAAAGGTAAGAGAGCCTTAGTAGGTACAAATAATGCTGCTCAAGTAGGTGGTGAAGGTATATCTGGATTAAACATTCCTAAAGGATAAGTAAATGGAATATGAAGAAGTAGGTACAGTAGCTAAACGCTACCACCAGCTTGAGAGTGAACGTGATACGTTCCTTGAAAGAGGCCGTGAGGCAGCAAAGCTAACCATTCCTACTCTCATGCCAGAGGAAGGCCATAGTAGTTCATCTACTTATGCCACACCTTATCAAGGCATTGGAGCAAGGGGTGTAAACAACCTCGCATCAAAGTTACTTCTTGCTCTGCTACCCCCTAACAGTCCGTTCTTCCGTCTAACCATTGATGACTTTGACCTGCAATCTATAGCAGGCGATGCACGTGGTCAGGTAGAAGAAGGACTTGCTCGTATTGAACGGGCAGCAATGCAAGAAATTGAAGGTAAGTCTATCCGTGTCCCTGTATTTGAGGCACTTAAATTACTTATCGTTACTGGTAATGCTCTAGTATACATGCCTAAAGAGGGTGGTATGAAGGTCTTCAGACCTGACCGCTTCTGTACTAAGCGTGATGCTATGGGTAACATACTAGAAATTATTACTAAAGAAAGTGTATCACCACTGATGCTACCAGATGTAGTGAAGGAAATCATTCCCCCTTCTGATACACCAGTTAAGAACTATGACCTGTATACCTGTGTCAAGACCACTGAGAAGGGGTTCTCTGTACATCAAGAGGTAGCAGGTATTGAAGTTCCTAGTTCACGTGGAACATTCAAGAAGGACCAGAACCCATTCATTCCATTACGCTTTATCCGCATTGACGGTGAAGACTATGGGCGTGGGTTCATCGAAGAATACCTTGGAGACTTACGTAGTCTTGAGGCACTGACACAGGCCATCGTGCAGGGTAGTGCCGCTTCATCTAAGGTTCTATTCTTGGTACGTCCTAACGGTAACACTAAGGCATCTTCACTAGCTAAAGCAGCTAATGGTGCCTTCCTGAGTGGTGACGCTAACGATGTGTCTACACTACAGGTACAGAAATCAGCAGACTTCCGTGTAGCCCTTGAGACTATGCGGATGATTAACGATAGACTAGCCGCCGCCTTCCTACTTAACAGTAGTGTACAACGGTCAGCGGAACGTGTAACAGCAGAAGAAGTACGCTTCATGGCACAGGAACTAGAGACATCACTAGGTGGTGTATACTCTATTCTGTCTCAGGAGTTCCAGCTTCCTCTGATTAACCTACTACTTGAGTCTCTTACTAAGCAGGGTAAGATGCCTCGTATGCCTAAGGATAGTGTACAGCCTACGGTTGTCACTGGTATTGAAGCATTAGGTAGAGGTCAAGACCTAAACAAACTAGCTACATTCTTACAATACCTACAGCCACTTGGCCCTGAGGTTATTGCTAGTGAGATGAACTTAGGTGATTACATTGATAGACTAGCCGCATCACTAGGCATTGATACTTCTGGCCTGATTAAATCAGCAGAGCAGAAGCAACAAGAACAGATGATGCAACAACAAATGCAACAGCAACAAATGTTAGAACAAACAGCTATGGGTATGGCACAGGGTGCCGCACCACAATTAGCTAAAGGCGCAGTAGAAGCGGAGTAAGAATGGTAGACACAGTTAATACTTATCAACAACCTGAGGCTGAAAATCCAGAGCATGTTAAAGAAATGCTAGAGAAGGTAGAGGGTAATCAAACAGACCCTGACCGTCCTGACTGGTTGCCTGAGAAATTTAAGAGTCCTGAGGATATGGCTAAAGCTTACTCTGCATTAGAGGGTAAGCTAGGCCAGCCTAAGGAAGAAGTAGAAGAAGCACCTACTGAAGAAGCTGACGGTACAGAGACAGCATCTGAGGTGTCTGAGCTATTAGATAGTAAGGGACTAGACTTCAGCGTATTCGAGCAGGAATATGCAACAAATGGTCAGCTATCTGAGGACGCTTACACTGCACTAGAAGAGGCAGGTTTCCCTAAGTCTATGGTAGACTCATGGGTAGCAGGGCAGGACGCTCTAGCCTCTCAGGTGACAGCAGATATGCACTCCATCACAGGTGGTGCAGAAGAATACAACAACATGGTACAATGGGCATCAGATTCTCTACCCGAAAACGAGATAGATGCCTTCAATGCAACAATGGAAACGCAAGACCCTAATATGATTAGACTTGCTATCCAAGGTCTAAACGCACGTTATCGTTCTGAGGCAGAACCTACTCTATTACAGGGTGGTAATAGTTCTGTATCCACAGGCGGGAAGTTCGAGAGTAATGCGGAACTCACTGCTGCTATGAGTGACCCTAGATACGCTAAAGACCCTGCCTACAGGCAAACAGTAGCTGATAAGTTAGCTAAGTCTAGCCTGTTCTAACACTGTTGCATGGGTTGGGAGATTAAGTTCTCCCTTCCTTCTAAATACATGAATACACCACCGAAGTTACGTCATACGTGCAGAAGATTCGCTACCTTAGGACGTTATATACACGGTCGCTACGGGCAGGTGTCAGGTCGAGGAAACAGGTAGTGCTGTCCTCGCCTTTTTATGTATTTAGAAGGAAGCTAACCCTTCCTAACACGAAGTAAACAAGACAAACGATTACCCCTGACCCCTTGCGAGGGACAATCTTGGAGAAAGGATGTAGTGTAATACAGAGTGTACTCAACTCAACTATTATACTCACTAAGGAGTAATTAAAAATGGCACAAGCTGCTTCAAATCCCGCCTATAGCGTAAGCTTTCAAGGCCAGAATAACAACGCAGGTGACGTACGTGACCTCTTTCTTAAACTATATGCAGGTGAAGTTCTCACAGCATACGAAGAGAAGAAAGTACTGTCCGACAAAGTACGCACTCGTACAATTTCTAAAGGTAAGTCTGCCTCATTCCCAATGACAGGACGAGCCACTGCTGAATACCTGACCCCCGGAAACGAGATTACTGGTGGACAGATTCGTGCAGGTGAGCGTATTGTAACTATTGATGACTTGCTCATCTCTAGCCAGTTCATTGCTAACATTGATGAAGCAATCAACCACTACGATGTTCGTTCAATCTACTCAAAAGAAGCTGGTATTGCACTAGCTAACGAAGCTGACCGTAACGTAGCACGTATGCTTGTTAAGGCTGCTCTTACAACTAACGCGACAGCCGCCGCTGGTCTTATCCAAGACTACAAAGGCTTCACTGAAGAAGACTTCACTGGTAACGTCACTGTTGGTGCAGCTACTGCTGACCTACTTGACCCTGCTAAGATTGCTAAAGCTATCTTTGATGCCAAGAGAACAATGGACATTGCTAATGTTCCTTCAGAAAACGCAGTAGTAGTACTACCACCAGTTCAGTACTATGCACTGATGGATGTAACAGATGGCTCAAAGCTGACATACATGAACTCAGACTTTGGTGGTAACGGTTCTGTTGCCTCAGGTATGGTTCCAGCTATTGCAGGTATTCCTGTAATTATGTCAAACCATGCTGACGTTTCTAACCTTTACCAGAACTTTACTACAGGTAACGCTGCTGAAGGTAAGACATCAGACAACGCACCACTAGCTAACACTGCTGGTTCTGGACGCGCAACACACTATGACCTGCCAACAGCCGCTGTTGATGGTCGTGACATGGTTGCAGAAGCCTCACTGATTAAGGGCTTTGTCTTTACACCAGAAGCAGTTGCTACTGTTAAGTTGCTTGACCTTGGCATGGAGTCTGAGTATCAGATTAACCGTCAGGGTACACTCATGGTTGCTAAGTACGCAATGGGCCACAACGTCCTACGTCCTGCATCATGTATTGCATTGCTTGACGCAAACGCTTAAATATCTAGGGGGTAGCTTAACGGCTACTCCCTTTTTACTTTGGAGTAAGTGATGAGTATTACACACGCAGGAGAAACCTTCAGAGGTTTAAGGATACCTAAGAGTTCGCCCAAGGGTACTAAGTCCCACGCTGTCCTAGTAGGTACTAAGGAAAGTCCTAAGATAATTAGGTTCGGTGAGAAGGGTGCTAAGACTAACCAATCCGCAAAGCAACGTAAAGCGTTTAAAGATAGACACGCTAAGAACATAGCCAGAGGTCCGTCTAGTGCGGCTTATTGGGCCAACAAGGTTAAGTGGAAAGCATAAAGGTAAACGGTATGGCAGGAACAACACAATTAGATGCAGTCAACACGATGCTTTCTGCCATTGGCGAAGCACCAGTAAGTAGTCTATCCTCAGGTTTAATTGAGGCAGAGATTGCAGAGACTATTCTTAACACAGTAGACAGAGAAGTACAGTCAACAGGCTGGCACTTTAACACAGAATTAAATAAGACATTCGCTCAAGACACAGCAGGTGAGATTATCCTACCAGCTAACATCCTTAGAGCAGATGCAACACTAGCCGCTGAGAGTCCTAACTTGGTCCAGCGTGGCTTAAAGATGTATGATAGAACTAACCACACGTTTAACATAGGCGCATCTACTCAGTTAGATGTCTCAGTACAGCTAGACTTTGGTGACTTACCTGAGGTAGCCAAGCGTTATACTACTCTACGTGCTACTCGTATCTTCCAAGACCGTGTAGTAGGTTCTAATACATTACATGATTTCCAATTAAGAGATGAGGCACTTGCACTTGCAGAGCTTAAAGAGTTTGACAAGGCAGCAGATGACCACAACATCTTTGACAACTATGACACATATAGCATAATTGATAGGCAGGGACGGAGAACAATCTAATGGCACTCATCAGTCAATCTATTCCTAATCTTATTAACGGTGTATCACAACAGCCACCCTCTCTGCGTCTTAACACACAGGCAGAGCTACAGGAGAATGGATTGTCTAGTGTGGTGTCAGGACTATCTAAGCGTCCTAGTACAACTTATGTAGCTGACTTAGGTGTTATTAATAACCTAGACAAAGCCTTTGTCCATACTATCCGCAGAGATGAGAACGAGTTCTACTCTATGGTAGTAGATACTGCGGGTACTATTAAGGTCTTTGACAAGGATGGCGTATCTAAGACTGTAACTAATAATGCAGCAAGCTACCTATCAGGACTAACAGACCCTAGCCAAGAGCTATCCGCTGTATCTATTGCTGATTCTACATTCATTGTAAATAAGAATACTCTAGTAGCCAAGGACACAGCCACAGCTTCTACCCGTAATCCAGAAGCACTAGTGTATGTTAAACAGGCTGATTACTCTTCTACATACAGACTTAAATTAACAAAGGGTGGTAATACTGGTACTATTGAATTTGCTACTAAGTCTAGTACACAGTCTAGTACATCACTCACACAGGACGCAGAGCGTGGTGCATCAACAGATTTGATTGCTAAGAACTTAGCTAGGTTTAGTAGTAGTAATGTGCAAACTACGTATTATGATAACATCACAAACAGTGCCGCTATCTCAGGACTAAGTATAACACGTTACGGTTCTGTATTATGGATTAGGTCTACTAATAGTACAGACTTTGAAGTAGAAGTAGGAGACTCACACGGTGGGGACCACTTACTTATATTCAAGGACGAGACACAGGATTTTAAGAAACTACCTACTGAGGGAAGACCTGACTTTGTAATCAAAGTATCAGGTGACAATCAGAAAGCACAGGATGATTACTACGTCAAGTTTACTGACGAGGGTGTGTGGAAAGAAACAATAGAACCTGATGCGCTTACACAGCTAGACGAATCTACTATGCCACACAAGCTAATAAAACTTGGTAGTGGTAACTTTAGGTTTGAAGCTGTAGATTATAAAGACAGGAAAGTAGGGGATGACGATACTAACCCCTTCCCATCCTTCATTGGCTACCCCCTATCTGATATTTTCTTCCATAGAAATAGACTAGGTGTACTGGCAGATGAGAATGTAATCTTCTCACGTGCTGGTGAGTTTGAGGAGTTTGACTTCTTCCGTAAGTCTGTGCTAACCATTGTAGATAGTGACCCCATTGATGTGGCAGTGTCCTCTAATAAGGTTAGTATACTTAAACACGCTATACCCTTTAACGATAGTCTACTCCTCTTCTCAGACCTTACACAGTTTAAGCTTACTGCTGACCCTGTGCTTACACCTGAGACAGTCAACATCTCTAACACTACAGAGTTTGAAGCTAGTCTCAGAGCCAAGCCAGCACAAGCAGGTAAGTATGTATACTTCGCATCTAAGCGTGGTGCATGGTCTGGTATGTGGGAATACTTTGTAGACACTGACACTGATACTAACGATGCTACAGAGATTACAGCACACGTTCCTGAGTATCTTAATGGTGAAGTAAAGAACATTCAAGCCTCGTCTAACGAGGACATGCTTATCGCACAGACAACTAATGACCCTACAGCCCTTTACGTGTACAGGTACTACTGGCAGGGCAGAGAGAAGCTACAGGCTTCATGGTCACGCTGGACGTTTGGTGGAGATGTTATAGGTTATTCATTTAACAGGGCTGATATTACAATCCTAGTTAAGAGAGGTAGTAGGCTATTTCTTGAACGTATTAACCTATCCGTAGACACAGCTACCACCTACACTACTGGTGCCTTCTCTATCCACCTAGATAGACGAGTAACGCTACAGACAGGTGGTACTACTACACTCCCATACACTGATGCCTCTGCTATCTACATAGACCAGACAGGTGGTATCATACCCTTGTCGGCTGTAGCAGGTAAACTGTCTGACAGTCAGGTAGTCTTTGCGGGTGTTCCGTTTACCTTTAAGTATACATTCTCTGAGCCTGTAGTTAAGGACCAGAACAAACCTATTACTACTGGACACTTACAACTTAGAAACTATGCAGTAGTTTACAACAACACAGGCTTCTTTGAAGTAGATGTAGCCCCTTTAAGAAGGGCTGTATATACTAGAAGCTTTACAGGACGTATCGTTGGCGGTGCTAACAACATCCTTAACCAAGCCGCTGTGGACTCTGGTACTTACCGCTTTGGTGTACTAGGTAAGTCCACTAGCACAACTGTAACTCTTAAAAGTAGTAGCCATCTACCCTGCACATTCCAATCAGCAGAGTGGGAAGGCTTCTTCGTTCTACGTTCAAGGAGAATGTAATGCAAGGCTATGTGAGAAAAAGTACCCAAGAAGATGTAGACTATCTGGTAGATAACTTAAGACCAGAAGATGCACAAGAGGTACAGGCATCACATGGTAGTACAAGAGAAGCGTTACAGATGGGGTTTGATGACTCAGATGAGTGTTGGACTATTATAGTAACAGACACAGAAGAGATAGCAGGTATCTATGGAGTATCTAGGTATGATGAAATGACAGGTATACCTTGGTTACTTACGACACCTGCTATTACTAAAGTGTGGCGACCCTTCCTACGTGGCTCACGTGAGTGGGTAAAAGAAATCAATAACAGATACCCCCTGTTGACTAACGCAGTGGATGCAGACTACACACTAGCTATTAACTGGCTACGCTTTGTCGGCTTCACATTTATAAAGAGATATGATACGTGGGGTGTAGGAAACAAACCCTTCTTAGAATTTGTGAGGATACGATAATGGACCCAATGACCATGTTAAGCATCGGGCAGTCCGTAATGGGCTACATCGGTGCAAAGAACAAGGCCGCAGAAGACGAGGCTAGATACAGAGCAAACAGGGTAGCTGCTGTAACTGCTAGAGACTTAAAGATACAAAGCCTTAATCGTAGGGCTATACAAGAAGCTGAGAGTATATCAGGTCAGAAAATGGACCTTGCTATTCAAGCTTTAGAAACAAGAGAGTCACAAGTAGTTGCCTCAGGAGAAGCTGGTGTATCTGGCAGTTCTGTAGAACAACAGTTAGACATGACTGAAGCTCGTAAACTACGTGGTGATACTATATATAATGACCAGCTTGGATTAATACTACAACAATTAGAAGATGAGAAACAAGGCGCAGACGCTGAAGCTATGAACCAGATTTACTCACTACCTAGAGGACAAGAACCTAGCTTTATAGCGGCGGCTGCAGGTGTGGCTGCTAATGCTTACTCTATGGAGAGACAGGTAGCAGGTAGAGGTAAGGGTAGCTTTTTAGATAGTATTGGGTTAGGTGGCCCACCTTCTCCTAAAAGTAGTTCTAGCTTTGTATTACCATCTGCTAATTTATCTCATATGCCAGCAGGTGGCTGGAACTTTACAACATAGACAGGAAAAAGCATGGCAAAGCAAAGAGTACAAGTTAGGGAACTTAACCTTCCCACTGGTGTTAGCCCCACAGCTAGTCCAGTTTCTACGTATGTTAGACCAGAACAAATTCAGTCACAACCTAGTGAACTTTCTCAATTCTTAACTGCAATCACACCTGCTATTAAAGTAAATGCAGATGAAAAACGAGTTGCCCGTCTAAGAGATGAACAAGAGATAAGAAACAACACTAGACAGAACCAATTAGCTCAAGCTAATCTACAAGTAATCAATGCTAATGCTCTTATGGATGCTGATTATAAGGCAAATGCAAGTACTTTACTTGAACAGAACGTACCAGAATCTGAAGTACGTGCGTATTATGGTGAATTTGCAAGTAACTATGTAAATAGTTTAGGGGATGTTAGTCCTATAATAAAAGATACAATAGCTAGAGACTTGGCAACTTCTATAGAAACTGCTATTGTTACTAAGTATAGACCTGCTATTTTAGCTAGGACAGAAGAAGATATTCAAGCTCAGTTTAGTCAAGGGTTGAATAGCCTTAATACTCAATTAGCTCCCTTTGACGCTGAAGGTAAACCTAATCAACTTAGTTTAGAAGCTGTAGGTAAATTAGTAGATAGTCACATAGAAGCTAACCCTGTTGCTGGTGGTGATTTGGCAGCCACACGTAGAAAAGTAAATGATGACTTAGCAACTTGGGCGGCAGAGGAATCAGGAGTAAGACCCTTTAGCCCTGTAGTTCTTTACGCACAGTCTAAGATACTAGGGTCTGGTAGACATCAAGACCAAAGATTAATTGTAGAGAAGAACCAAGCTACAGCCTCAAAAGGAAATAAAACTGCTGAGAAAGCAAGACTAGTTGAGGGATGGCACCAAGACGCAGCAATATCCTACTTTGAGAGTGGTAATTTACAACCACTTGTAGAAGATAGAGATGTAGACATTGGTGGAGGTTTTACTACAAAACCTGATAACACTATAACTGCTACAAATATTGATGCAATTTACGCATTAAAAGTAGCTAAAGCTTTTCAAACAATAGAGGAAATAGGTCAAGACAGTACTAAGTCTTTAGAACAGAAACAACAAGAAGTACAGAGTATACAAGCTTCTGTTATTGAACCCTTAAATCAAAAGTACTACGGTTTCTATAATACTACAGGAGAAGTACCAACAGAGGTAGCAGTATCGGCCCTTAGTCTAAATGAGAATACATCTCAGAATATGGCAGACCCTATAGTATCAGACAAATTAGAACAAGCGTACACCCAACTAGATAAGTTCAATAAGTACGATGGTAGTCTAAAAGACAAGTTAAATGATAAAGCTTATACTATATTTACTTCTGCACAGGCTTTAGTAGATAATGGTCTTATGGATGTTAAAGGTGCTTTTGCTTTTCTACAGAGTACTGAACTAGATATAACTAAAAAGGATACTAGTATCACAACAGAAAGCATAGCTGACCAGATAGACGGTAGTGATTGGTTTGGTCTATTTACTCCTACTAATAAAGAAGAGGCTATAAACCTTGATATTATGACACCAGAAGTTCAAAAGCTTGTTCCTATTCTAAAACAAGTATTAGGCACTAAGAGTGATGAGGAGATATTAGAGTTAGCTGTTAAAAAGGTATCAGAAAACTACGCAACAGTAAAGCTACCTAGTGGTAAGTTTTCTCTTATTAATGCACCTAGAAATTCTAAGAAAGGTAGAGCAGCCGTAGAAGATATTGAGACTGGTCTTGTGCAGATTATGCAGAACCAAGAATTATCTAACTATATCCACGCTGCTTTAGGTGTAGCACCTCGCTATGTAATGTCAGATGGTAGTATAATGGACTCTAATGCTTTAGTTCAAGCTAGGGAACAGGGTATACTACCTGTAAATATTGCTACGGACATGGCTAATTTTGAGTTAGAAGTTAGGACAAACGAAAACAATCCTAATATAGCTTACATCTTTGCTACTACTAAAGATGATACAGGCTCTGTAACAAATAGTATTTTACTGCCTAATGGTTTTATTGACTTACAGAACTTTAGTGTAAAGCAAATGGGTATATTAAAAGATTCGTATGTATCTTCTTTTGAAGACCAAGTAGCTAATGGTGCTATTAATCTTGATGACATGGGCATGAGCCAGTATGAGGACTTAGGTGCTGATACTGTAGGACAAGTAGGAATCGAAGAGCAAATCGAAGATGAACTAACTCAAGCATTAGATACTTTAAGTACTGAGGTATCTCCTCTGGAAGTACAAACACGTTTGTTTGGTGCAGGTGATGCAAGAAAAGCAGATAGAAGTCTACGTAAGTTTATGGAAAATAGTAGAAACGAGTTATTAGAAAGAGCTAGGGCAAGTGTTACTGACAAGGGTGGAAATCCTGATACTGTAGACGAAGCTTCTGAAAGTATCTTTGATTCTCTATTAGATATGCTTGGGCTTAGTGATAAAGAAGCAGAAGCTTCTGAGCTTGCACCTAGTGAAGTAGCGGTTCCTAGTTCTGAAATATCTGAAAGAACTTTTATTGACAGTACTATAGACACTACACCTCTTCAGGGTGATACTGTAGAAGATAAAGCTGCCAATCTTATACAGGTACAGGAAGACTTCAAAGCTAACCCATATCCAGATGGTAAGAACAAATCTGTAGGTTATGGCTTTTACTTACCCTCACTAGAGGCTGATGAGAAGGCACTAATTAAAGATGTCAACAACATAACAGAGCCAGAAGCACAGGCTGTTATGAAGCTTAAGGTGTCAAAGATTACTAAGTTCATGCAGAATGAAATAGATAACTTTGATAGCCTACCAGAAAGCACACAGTTAGGTATTACAAGTATGGCTTTCCAGTTGGGAAGACAGAACGTAAGAGATGAATGGCCTAAGTTTATGACTGCTATTAAGAAAGCGTCTGGCCTACCTACTGGTTCTACTAAACAACTAAAAGCTCTTGAAGAAGCTTCTAAACATATGCTGTTTAATGTTAAGAACGGTAAGAAGATTAAGACAACTTGGCATAATCAAACACCTAACAGAGCTAATGAAATGGCTAGGTTTATAAAAGGAAAGTAAGATAATGGATGAACAGAAGGTATCGACAGAACTAGAATCTCTTGGGTTCGGTGGGACTACTCCTTCACCTGTAACATCTAAGTTTAGCTTGGAAGAGGTAAACAAAGCTAATCTGTTGGCAAAAGCTAAAGTAAAAGATACTAGCTTTTGGGACATGGTTGGTAAAAGATATGCAGAAGCAGGAACGGTGCCTACTGTTCTATCCTTATTTGATAGGCCAGACACAAAAGAACCTACACCCCTTACTAAAGAGGATGTGGATAACCTTACAGTAGGTTTAACTAATCAGACTGCTGTAAAAAGAGTACTTGATGCTGCCTCAGAGAACGGTATAGAGTATGGACAGGCTATTGCTTCTGAAGTTAGAAAGACTGATGAAGTAAATAACATGCTAGGGCAAGCAGGTCTTAAAGGACTTGGGGCAATGGTAGTGTCTGATGTATTTGCACCAGATGATGCAGCTATTATGTTAGCTACTGCTCAGGCTACTGCACTTATGTCACCTGTTACTGCTCCTGTTACTGCTCCTTTTGCAGCAGGGGCTGTTAAGATAGGTAGGTTGTTTAGTAAGTTTAAGGACAATCGTAAATACTTAGCATCAGCCGCAGGTATAGGAGCATTAGAGGTAGGTGGATTAGAATTACTACGTTCTCAAGTTAAGTATGACATTACAGGCGGTGATATTCTACTAGCTGGTGCTTTGGGTTCAGCGTTTAACACTGGTTTTACTAAGTTTGGTCAGGTTATGACTAAACGTGCTAACATTCAAAAGGCATTACGTAAACAAGCAGATAACGAAACACTTTCAGAGTTTGAAACTAAACTATTACAGACTAATGACGATGAAATACTAGCACAGAAGTTTAAGCAGATGGCCCTTGATGGGGACGATTTTAAGACAAGTGAAGAAGTTGCAGATGCTAGTGCAGGTATTAGTCGTAAAGACTTTACAGAGATGACACCAGAAGAACTAGCGGCTACCCCAAAACAAAGGGGTAGTGGTGCTAAGATACGTGGAGTATTATCTTCTTTTGTTAGAGCAAAAGATTCTGAAGACGATACAATAAGGTGGTTAGCAGATGGGCTAGGATTAAATAGTACAGGAAATGTAGTAGACCCTTCTACTGGTAAGATTAAAGCTGTAAACTTTGGAGCGTTAGAACAACGTGATACGTTGGTAATGTCCTACCGTGCCAAAGTAGCTGTACCAGTAAGTAAATTGAGGGACGAGTTTCTAGGTAGAAATCCTTCATACTCTAGGGCTGACTTTAGTGTTTTAGTTTCAAAACAAATTCGTATTCCAGACCCTAATGCTCCTAAAGTTATTCAGGAAGCTGCTGATGTTTATAAAAAGGGTATAAATGGATTAGCCTTGGAAGCTGAAGGAGCTAATGCAGCAGGTTTTACAGCAGGTATAGCAACTAGAGTTGATAACTACCTTCCTCGTATGTGGAACAAAGGTAATGTAACTAGGTTAAGAACAGAAGTATTACCTGACAAAGTAGATGGTACTCTTAATGATGCTTGGGGACAGTTAGCAGAAACTGCCATACGTAGAGGTCAACCTAATCTTGAAAGAAACGTAGCTAAAATGTTAGCGGCTAAGAAGTTATCTTCAACACCTGAAGCTGTAAAAGCTTTTATTAAACGAATGTCCTATGGATATATAAAGAATATTGTAGACCCTAAGACAGGAATGACAGGTAATAAGTTACGTAATGGTGACTTTGATGTGGAAGACTTTAGAGCTTTAATGAAAGTGGATAACTTTACTGATGATGAAATAGACATCATATTAGACGCTCTCACAGCTAACGCTAAAACTAAAGGACATAAAAGAACTAGACCCCGTATGTTACTAGACGAAGGTACTGTAATTACAGTAAAGGGTGCTGATGGTAAACCTTTTGAATTAAAGTTTACAGACTTACTAGAAGAGAACATCGAAAACTTATTTGACAGTTATGTTTTTCAAGTAGGCGGTGCGACAGCTTTAGCTCGTAACGGTATTAACACTAACGCAGTTGGTTCTAGCTTTGATACTATTCTTAGTAAGATAACTACTCAAGCTGATTCTACTAGACAGAAAGAAATACAAGCTTTACAATATATGTATGATTCTGTTACAGGTCAGTTAGCTTACAAATCAGGTTTATCTGATGATGCTTTGTCAGTTACTAGGAGAGTAAGAGAACTATCTTTCATAACCAGTATGGGTATGTCAGGTATGTCAGCACTAATGGAAGTGTCTAATGTCTTGTTTGAGTACTCTTTTAGTACATTACTAAAGACTGTTCCCATGTTTGGACAGTTAGTTAAGAAAGCACAGGATGGCAGATTAGACAGTAAAATAGTACGCGAAATGATGGCGGTTACTGGTGTAGGCTCCGATGGTATGGTGTCTAAAGTTACAGTAATGAAAAGCAGGTTAGAAGGTGACGTAGCTAGTGGTGTAGAAATTGCTGGTGAAGTAACTAAGGTTGATGAAGTCTTAGGTAGAGGCCGTATTTTTATGTCTATAGCCTCAGGTCTTCAAGGTGTAACAGATATTCTTAGAAGAGGTGTTACACTTAACTATGCTGTAGAATGGGCAACTGCTTCTAAACTAGGCAAGGTTCCTTTTAAGTCTATAAAAAGAGAACAGCTAGGTATTACTGACGATATAGCTGTAGACATTAGTAAGATGATAAACAGACACGCTACTTATAATAAAGATGGTAGTTTGGATGCTCTAAATATAGATAAATGGGAATTAGATGGAGCTAGAAATGTATTCTCTATGTCAGCTAGACGAGAGGCTACACAGTTAGTACAGGAAATGAATAACGGTTCAGTCAATGGATTGTTAAGAAGTGAGATTGGTAAAACATTCTTTCAGTTTCTTTCTTTTCCTATGGCCTCTATGGAACAACAAGCTATGCGTTTAGGTGTAAGAGCAGCTAATGGCGATGCTCAACAAGTAGCACGAATTGTTATGTTCTCTGCGTTAATGGGTACTATGATGTATACTACTAGAACTTATCTAAACTCTATGGGTAGAAGTGACCAAGATGAATACCTTAAGAGACAGTTTGAAATGGACAGGTTTATGCAGGGTGCCTTAGGTCAAATTGGGGCAGCTTCTATGTTTCAGTATATATATCAATTAACAACTGGTGCTATGGACGGTAATACTAACGCACTTACACCTGCTGGTGTTTCACTAGGTGTTGGTGCAGTAAAAGGTGTAGGTGATATATGGGATGCAATAGGAGAAGGTGAGTTGACTGAGAATGAATTAAGAAGTCTCTTACGTATTCTACCTTTCTCATCTTTATATGGAGCTAGACAGCTTCTTAACGCTACAGCTAACGCTACAACTAACTAACCTAAAGTTACAACATTGACGAAACATAAGGATAAGTAATGGCTTTTTCATATCATAATTATACAGGGGATAACTCGACAACTACGTTTAGTATTCCCTTTACATACACAAACACTAGTGAAATTAGTGTAACAGTTGATGGTGTGGCTGAGACTGGCCTTACTTTTCCATCTTCTTCCGAAGTAACTCTGACCTCTGCACCTGCGTCTGGTACGCTAGTACAAGTCAGACGTACTACAACTCTCACATCACGTGCAATAGACTTTGCATCTGGCTCAGTACTAACAGAGGAAGACCTAGATAATTCTAACATCCAAGTCTTCCACGCAGCACAGGAAGCTAACGATAAAGCAAATGATGCTATTACACTTGACACAGATGATAAGTGGGATGCACAGAGTAAAGTTATTAAGAACGTAGCTGCTCCTGTAGCTAACACTGACGCAGTTAATAAAGCTTTCATTTCTACTAACCTACCTAATATCAATACAGTGGCAGGTATTAACACAGAAGTAACAACAGTAGCAGGTATTGCTAGTGATGTCACAGCCGTAGTAGCTGACCAAGCAGACATTGGTGTTGTTGCTGGTCTTAATACAGAGATAGGTTTACTTGGTACTTCTGACGCTGTTTCAGACATGAATCTTCTAGCTACTGCTGACATAGTATCGGACATGAATACGTTAGCTACTACATCTAATGTATCAAACATGAATACTTTAGCTAATATTAGCGGTGACATAACTACAGTGTCAGGCATACAAGCCAATGTGACAGCAGTTGCTGGTGATGAAGCAGACATTGGAACTGTTGCAACAAATATAGCTAACGTAAATACTGTAGCTGGTATAGACGGTAATGTAACTACAGTTGCTGGAATACAGGCTAATGTTACTACTGTCGCTGGCATACAAGCTAACGTAACTACAGTTGCAAGTAATGACGCAAATGTTACGGCTGTTGCTGGTAATGCCACAAACATTAACACTGTTGCTGGTCAGGCTACTAACTTACAGAACGTAACTGACAACTTAACAGCCATACAAAACGCTGGTCAAAATGCAACAGACGCATCTGCATCACAAATAGCGGCGGCGGCTAGTGCTTCTGCGGCGGCAAACTCATTCGATGACTTTGACGACAAATACTTAGGCTCAAAGAACCTAGCGGCTGATGCAAATCCAACAGTGGACAATGATGGTAATGCTTTAGTTGCAGGTGCGCTGTACTTCAATCAGTCTGCAAACGAAATGCGGGTCTACGATGGTGGTTCATGGATTGCCGCATCGAGTGCTGGTGGTGCTTCACTGCTGGAATACAAATATACAGCCACTGCAAACCAGACAACATTCACTGGCTCTGACGATGCAAGTAACACACTCAGCTACACAGTTGCTAATCTAATAGTAGTTCTAAACGGTATCGTTATCGAAAATGGTTCAGACTATACAGCAACGAATGGCTCAAGCGTAGTGCTTGCAAGCGGGGCAGCTGTAAACGATGAACTGAATATCATAGCGTTCAAGTCATTCACGACTGCTGATATGGTTTCAGCGACTAATGGTGGTGCTTTTAGTGGCAACGTAGCTTTCGGTGACAACATCAAGGCCATCTTCGGTTCTGGCAATGACCTCAGTGTGTACCATAACGCAACTCACAGCTACATAGATAATAATACAGGCAATATTTACATACGCTCAAACGTAGATGATGACGATGGCGGTAATATCGTTCTTCAAGCAAAGGCTGGTGAAAGCGGAATTATTATTGCTGATGATGGCGCAGTTTCACTTTATAACAACGCCAATCTAAGACTAGCAACTAGTGCCACAGGCGTGGATGTCACGGGCGGTTTAAATACGACAACCCAATTAACGGCTCAAGGTCCGGGCGGTACAGGTGTTAATGCCGCTTTGAGAATTAGAGATGACACCGACCAAGGCGCTACTTTTGGTATTCAAAATGATGGTGACTTAGTTGTTTCTTGTGAAACACAAGATATTATATTTGATACAAATGGAACTAATAGGCTACGCATCTTATCAACAGGTGGCATTACTTTCAACGGTGACACTGCACAGGAAAATGCACTTGATGACTACGAAGAAGGAACGTGGACACCTACATTCAGCACCAATTCAGGTGGTTCCGCTACTGCCGCTTCTGTATCAGGGACTTATACAAAGATTGGCAGGCTAGTTACACTTAATGGTTCTATAACAAACATAAACACAACAGGCACAACAGGTACAAGTCAGTTTCTTGTTACCGGTATGCCTTACACAACCGATGTGCAAGATTGTTTTGGCGCAGTAAGTTTTAATACTGTAGATTTGTCAACCAATGCGGATATGGTGGTTATGGCAGATGCTAGTGCTAATTTACTTGTTTTCATGGCGTCACGAAATAACACAGGCAGAACAGTGGTTGACCACGTTCATTTAGTAGATGACCAAGCTGACCTTATGTTCACAGTTTCATACATCACAAATCAATAGCCCACTGCGGATGCTTTGGGTAGGACAGTCCATCCATAGGAGATAAAAATGGCATTAACAGAAGAAGCAATCAACGATAAGATTGAAGTAGTAAACAAAGGCGATTGGTCTGCGGTAGGTGTTCGCACAGCTACAGTAATCAAACGTGATGGCGTTGAGATTAGCCGTAGTTTTAGCCGAAAGGTTATTTTACCCAATGCTAATCTATCAGGCGAAGGTGCTGACGTTGTTGCAGTGTGCAATGTTGTATTCACTGACGCAGTAAAAGCGGGTTATGCCACAGCATTAGCAGGAGATTAAGCCATGACAAAAGCAAGAGATATGGCAAACATCGTAGGCGGTGGCTTTGCTATTCCTTCGGGGTCGCTAGGCAACGCTGTGCCAGCAGATGGTTCGATAACCACTGCTAAACTAGCAGACGATGCAATAACTTCGGCAAAGATTGCAGACGGAGCTGTTTCAGTAACACCAACCACTGTGTCTGACCAAGCCAATACATCAACAGGTGGTCTAAGTCTTCCTCTTGGAACGACTGCTCAAAGACCAGCTAGTCCTGACCAAGGCGAAGTCAGAATGAACTCTACATCAGGTTCAGCAGAATACTATAATGGTACAGGCTGGCAAGCGATTGTAGCAGGTGTATCGCCAACAGTCAGTTCTGTCACTGGTGACATTTACGCAGGTGACGCAAGTGACTTGGTTGTTGCTATGATTAACGAGACTGACACAGTAACAATTAGGTTTAGAGAAGGTTCTACATTACTTGCTGATGTTGCTGACCAAACTGTTACTAACGGCTCACTAACTGTAGCCGTACCAGCGGCAGTCTATGGTCAAACTGCGGGTGATGTAATCACTGTGTCTGTGCTTAACGCTGGTGGTGCTGAAAGCACAAACACCATTAACAAAACAGTCCAGACACCAATCCCTCTACCAACTGGTGGCACAATCACTACAGCAGGTGGCTACAACTACCACACATTCACATCATCTGGCTCATTTGTTGTGGCAACTGGCGATAACAGAAGTGTCGAAGCGTTGATAATTGCTGGTGGCGGAAGCTCTAAAAACGATGGTGGCGGAGGCGGTGCTGGTGGTTTGTTATCAGAAACAAGCACACTAAGTGCTGCAACTTATACTGTTCAAGTCGGTGGTCAAAATACCAACTCATCAATCACTTCGTTTACAACTGCCATAGCAGGTGGTCAAGGCGGCACGTATCAATCTAACGGTTCTTCTGGTGGCTCTGGCGGAGGTGGCGGAGTTAGCTCTGGTAGTGGCGGTTCTGGTACATCAGGACAAGGCCACAACGGTGGTGGCTCTGGTGGTAACTATGCTTCTGGCGGCGGTGGCGGCAAAGGAAGCGCAGGTGGTGGTGGTAGCAACCCTGTTGGTGGAACTAATGGTCAAGGCACATACGCATTTTCTGCATGGGCTACCGCAACTTCAACAGGTGATAGCGGATACTATGCCAGTGGTGGAGGTGGCGGTAGAAACCAAGGCGGTGGCGGAACGATGCATCCGGGTGGCGGCGGTACAGGTGCTACCCGTATTCACGCTACAGGTTACACATCAAACGCTCCGGGCGATGGTCAAGCAAACACAGGCGGCGGCGCAGGTGGAGCGGGTGGTCATACGGGTCAACAAGGTGGGCCGGGACAAGGTGGCTCAGGCTTAGTAATTATAAGGTACGCAGTATAATGGGACATTTTGCAAAAGTTATTGATGGGACAGTTACGAAAATCTTAGTAGCTGAACCAGAGTTCTTCGACACTTTCACAGATACAGAAGCTGGCGAGTGGATACAGACCAGCTATAATACTAGAGGCGGTACACACTGTCAGGCTGGCACAAGAACACCAAGCGAAGACCAATCTAAGTCTCTGCGGAAGAACTTTGCCACTGTTGGTGGAGTTTACGATGCGGATAGAGATGCTTTCTATGAAGCACAGCCTTTCCAAGGTTGGGTGCTGGATGAAGACACTTGTTACTGGGATGCACCTGTTACGCGACCAACAGAAGGCGATTACATTTGGAATGAGGACACAACTTCATGGGATGTGATTGAGTAGTATGAAGATGTCGCTAGAACCAGAACTAAAAGTACAACTGGAACTTGAGGCGCACGAAAAAGAATGTGCGGTTCGCTATCAGGCTGTCGGAGAAAAACTTGAAGCCTTAGACAAACGCATGTGGCGTTTAGAGGCTATGATTATGGGGTCAACGATTATAGTTGTTGGCCTTGCTTCTTCACTTTTAATGAAAATGTAAGGAGACTAGTATGATTGCAGAAACCTTGGCTGGAATTTCCTTGGTAAAAGCTGCCGTTGACCAAATCAAATCTGTAATCAATACTGCAAACGATGTAGGCGAGATAGCTGGATTTGTTGATAAACTCTTTGAGGGTGAACAACAAGTCCAGCAAAAGCGTAACAAGAAGTCTAGCTCTAGCTTCTCTATATCTAATGTAGCCAGAGAAACCATAGACGCTAAACTTGCTCAAGAGAAGATGGATGAGATGCGTACCCTGATTGACTGGCGGTTTGGTCATGGAACGTGGCAGAGCATAGTAACAGAACGGGCTAGGCGTATACAAGAAGCTAAAGAAATAGCTTTACAGGAACGTAGGGCTAAAGCACAGAAGCAAACAGACATAATGGACACTCTACAGATACTAGTTATCGTAGCAGGGTTTGTTGTACTGATTGCCATCGCTATAGTATATATGGTGTATAGTGCTGCACAGGCAATAGGATTTAGATAATATGATGAGTTTAGTATTACAGGGGTTATTCGGAGTAGCCTCTAGTGCAGTCGAGGGCTTTGTAGAAACAAAGAAAGCCAAGGCTAAACAGAAGTTAGTTAAGATTGAGGCTGAAACCTCTATCATGGAGAAGCAGATTGCGGGAGAGATTGATTGGGATGTTGAAGCTGTTAAAGGTTCTAAGGAAAGCTGGAAAGACGAGTATCTTACAATTCTGTTCAGTATCCCACTACTACTCTGCTTCCTGCCCTTTACAGTCGAGTACGTGGAACGTGGTTTTCAAGCGTTGGCACAGACACCTGAGTGGTACAAGTACACCCTTGGTATAATCGTATCAGCATCCTTTGGTATTAAAGGTGCAGCTAAAGTATTCGGGAAGAAATAATGAAGTACACTTGCAAACACTGTTTGAATACTCAGTACATACCACAGAAGTTAGTACAGAGCTTTGTCAGAATGTTATGTTACGTATGTAGTAATGTAATACCTAAACAGGAGAAGTAGTGGAACTAGAGATAATAGCAATCTTCCTACAGATACTAACACTACTAGCAGTATGTGCAAACACTGCAATCAACATCGTATACAGGATGAAGAA